CCTGCCAAGGGTGAGGACGGGTCGGCACAGTCCCAATTGGAACTATACCGGCGCTTCGTCCGCCATCTTCCGACGTCTCTCGACGTTGAATATGACGGGACTACTTCGCCCTTCAACACGGAAAGTAACAAACCACTGCAATTGTACACAAGCCTACCTTTTGGGACGGGCATAAACCCTCTGCGCCATTGAAAGCGTCGAGGTACCCATTCCCAACAGATATAGGTATAAGCGTACAACGGCTTGTGGAATGCCGGCTTTCGCTCACACACGGTAACCATGGTTCTAATACCACTGGCAGCATCAGCTGCCATCGGTACATCGAGCCTCCGTGTGAGGAACGACATCAACGTTTTGACCGTCCTCGGCAAAGGAACGCCGTGGATAATCGAAAATTCGTTGAGCCGGTTGATAGCGACGTGAACTGCGCGGTCGTCTCGGAGTGTTTTCACATACACCCCGCGGACATTGACTCCAGAAATGTAGTCATGACCACACGATTCACGGAACGGTCCTTCTGAAAAGGACTTATCATGATTCACACGGAAACCAAGTATACCCAAGAGCCGCACGACTCGGTTAAACATCTTAGTTGGTACTACGATGTCATCGCCGAAAACGTGCACCCTCTTGGACTTGTCTCCGTAGGATCTCATGACAGCTCTCACCACAGCCGCAAAAATGGCAGTCTGCAGGGGAAAAGTAAAACCATTCCCCATTGTACTTACCATGTTAAGCGGTATGACTCTACCCTTGTACGTAGTACTTCTACTACGCATAAGTTCAATCAACCCCATCACATGCGGAGGTAACAAACCCCTACACATTTTGAGACCAATTGTGTCGGATGCAGACTCTAGATCAATGGTTGCCCACGATCCATCTATGGAGCCGATCCGAGCGAGCTCGCGGTTGTAGTCAGGCTGTGATTCTAGGCTAATGCCGAAGAACTCACGTAACCTGACCTTTATGATCTCGCCGAGACCCAACTGGTAATACATACCAAGAGGAGTTTCGGTACAGGTCGTTCGCGAGATGAGGTCGTTCTTAGCTACGAAACTAAGGCGGCTACTGGGTCTACACACTGGGGGCCCGAACGATGCAGCGCGAAGAAGCTCTGCATTAGACCATTCGGGGAAATTCCAGATGTAGTTCTCGTAATGATATACGAGACCAGGATTTGGTGCAGCGAGTTTAGATGAGAAGAGTTTAGCATAAAGCGACTCGTGGGGCGCTCCAATGGAGGCCCCCTCACCTAACGAACCGTGCATAAAACAGTCATCTAGACTGTCTGCAATGGGCTCGCCTCGTCGAGTGAAGAAGTGCCAGAGAACGTCTTTGACGTCGCCGTACAGTTCTTCATCGAGCGAGGTATTCAGCTGCAGATCCCATTTGAGGCAAGCATTATTGCATGCCTCAAATTTAGCAAGGGCAGCTGCGTCCTGCTTCTCCGTGTCTTCAAGATCTTTGAACTTCTTGAAGAGGGAGGTAAGCAGACTCGCAGCTGCGCTCGAGCGGGGATCGGCCCACGGGTCACTGTGTTTAACAGGCACAGTGATTTGTAAGGCCTTAATGTCCTGAGCCAGGCTCTTAAGTACAGAAGGCAACTTGTCCATTCTATCCTCAATTGTATGATGCTGGAAGCTTCTAGCAATTGCTAGTTGCTATTGAAGGCAAGCGTCGCAACCTTGTAGATCACCCAGAAGGTGACCCACGAGAAAACAACGCCTGCCAGAAAACCAGCAAGACCTCTCGTATAGCGGTCCATAAAACCTCGAAAAGGTTAGATGATTCCATTGACGAGAGTGTCTCCTTGGCCCGCAGACTGCTGCGACAGGAGGCCAACGAGCAGCGACAAAGCTGCCCTGATGTTGGCACTATCATAGCTATCCGAACCCGCAGGGATGTCCATAGTCAGCTTGAAGGTAGCGATCGCCGGGGCCTGATTGGCCGCGAAGTTCACACCCTTGCTGATTTTGATCATATGCGTGTTGTGCGGAACCGAGGCATACTTACCCGTAACGGGGTTCGGGCTAGGGAGAACCTTAGGGTTCTTCGGTCGCACGAACAGAGCTACGAATGGATCCGAAACCGTATGCGTCCGGACGCCGGCCTGAGTACCGCCAAGGGCGGTAACCGCGACCTGCTTTCCGTTCGTATCCGGGGCCGAATCAGTTGTCGTGGTGTAGGTTGGGCTGGTAAAGCCCGTCTGTGCACCACCTGTAACAGGAGGAGTGACATTAATGGTCATTTTGACTGTCTCCGTTGATTAGAAAGCTTGACTTTGAGTAACGCGCCGAGATTGACATACGCTAGCTTGTTAGCCGGAAGAGAAAATCTAACCGGTGTGATAAGCGAAAACGTACTAGGTCTCTCTCGAGCAAACGCCTCAACGGTACAAGCCGCTTTGCCTGTGTTGAAGTTGGTCTTAATGCTAAGGTTGATACTTTGCGTGGCTTGATCACCAGTCACACGACAGTTACTAGTACTTCTCACAACTTTCGTATGTGAGGAGCGCATGTACCACGATAGACTTGTGGTTGGGAATGTCATCGAAGAGATGAAGTCCCCAACGCCAGTAAAGTAGTCGATAGCAAAAGACCATGGGACGAGTTCCCAAATGGTTGGTAAGATATCCCGTGGATAAAGACCGAAGGCCTCTGGAAAGTTTCCTGAATCGCCAAACTCAGGTTTGAGTTCACCGTAGCACCAGCTTTCAGTACTGGTTTTACGGGTGATATCAAACGCATGAGCACCGGCGCCAGGATACGCTAGAGAACCTCCAGCCTCGTCCACGGAAGTTTCAGCCTTGCCTTTCCCAACGACGTAGAGACTCTTGAGGCCGTTACGCTCTTTATGAGCGGCGGCCGCAATGTTTTTCATGTCGCCAAGAAAGGGGGCCCAACCAAATGAGTACTCTAACCACGTGTTGGCAACGACCTCGTTGCGCTTCTTGATAGGTGCACGTTTACTCCTTCTAAGGTTTTTATTAACCTTAGTGAGGTATGAACCTATGCGCTTAACGATTGCCGCCCCAGGGTGGTGAAGCATCCCGAGTGTCTCGTTCAACTCGCCAAACGTTACACCCAGCGAAGCCGGGGATAGTTTCTGACGAGCATTAGAGACAAACCTCCTAGTTGCATCTGTCCTCGCTTCGGGAATGTGATTCCCAGCAGGAGGAGCAGTGAGGCTTGAGTAGTACTTCGTTAAGTAATCAGTCTGTTCACGGCGATACACGATCCTACCAGGCGGACTCCCGTTTAAACGCTTCCTCTCAATTAAGAGGTTGCACGAGAACGGCTGATGATCCCATGTAGTACGTGAAGCAGTGACCTGATTACCTGCAAAGCTACCCGAAGCCACCAAGGCCTTCCAGTTTGCTCGGTCTTCACCGCTATTCTGTTCAAGATTGTCCACGAGGAAAGAAGTCTCTGTGAGACCCTCCGAATTATTCGAAGGAGTATCAACATCGACTGTCTTCGTGTACGTTCTATTCCAGTAACGGGAACGAATACTAGAGCTCTTGGATGACATTGGCAACCTCAGTCAGTAGGCAATTCCGACTAATTCAGTCATCACGTTTCAAGCATGGAGTGCATTGCGTCAAGTACGAGTTCCTTCCCATCAGCTTTGCTGCTGCCCAGAAGGGCAGAGGCAAAGAAGATCGAATTCCAGTCGTACGAGATGCTTTTGGCTCCGCGCTCAATAGTGGCAACTGACACGATATCGCCGAACCGGTTAAGTCCAGCAAATTGCTTCGTGAAGTAAGAATCGCCGTTTACACGGACGATCTTTACAATCTCACGATCACTATGTCGACTAATCGAATAAGTGGTCATAACGATCAGTTACCTCTACGTAAGTGATGACAGCACCTAACCTTAGGTTAGGTGGGCGAGACCCC